ATGGCCAGCCCGATTGCCCGCAAGATCATGATCATCCGGCATGCGGAGAAACCGGCCGGCGACGGCGCGCCATACGGCGTGAACGCAAAGGGCGAGCAGGACGTCGAGGCGCTCACCGTGTTCGGTTGGCAACGCGCGGGCGCGCTCGCGGTGTTGTTCGCGCCGAGCCGTGGCCCGCTGCAGCACGCCGATCTCGCGACGCCCGGCTGGCTGTTCGCCGCGGCGGTTGCGAAGCATGCGAAGAGCAAGCGTCCGATCGACACGATCACGCCGCTCGCGCACAAGCTCGGGCTCGCGATCAGTGATGCCTACACGAAGGGGCAGGAAAAGAACTTGGCTCAGGCGGCCGTCGCGAGCAACGGGTGCGTGCTGATCGCGTGGCAGCACGAGGACATTCCGGCGATCGCCGGCGCGCTTCCGCTCGGCAAGCAGACGGTGCCGCAGAAATGGCCCGACGATCGCTTCGACGTCGTCTGGGTGTTCGATCTCGATGACGCGAGCGGCACGTATCGGTTCCGCCAGGTGCCGCAGATGTTGTTGAAGGGGGATCGGAGCAGCGTGATCGATTGACCGGCGAGGGCGCACGGCGTGTCGTTTCATGCTCGATCGACGCCGTCCGCCGATCGAATCACGCGCCGCCGGAGAAGACGGGGGGAGTCGCCGCTTCGGGAGAACGATCGAGTCTCGTCACTGAACCACTGGAAACGACGGAGGCACGATGTCCGCCGTAAAACGGCCAGCATTGCGCCTGGTTTGCGAACTCGCGGTGATGACACATGCACCGGCTCGGCGACGACAAGCGCTTGGTCGGGATCTCGCCGGCCGTGGCTGCGGCGCTCGCGTCACGCATTGCCGGCGATAAGGCTGCCGGGCGCTACGTGGCGCGAGTTGCTCTCGTCATTCGCCCGTGAGCTACAGCCGGCGCTTCACATCGGCGCGTCGGCGCGTTCTTGACGCGGGTTCCTCGCCTCGAGTCGATCGACGCGGACTAGAAGTTCGCTCATCTGGCGTTCTAGCGTGCGGTCCTCGCCAAGGCGCACCCGAATCGTATTGAGCCGGAGTCGCCAATATGCGGGATCGCATACCACTGTGTTACTGGCGAATTCCTTTCTCGTTTTCTCGAGGAGTCCGATCGCTGCCTCGATATGCGCCAATTCATGCGCTGCATAACCATGCCAACTCATTCTCGTGTCCCTCCTTCGTGCTCGCCTCGATTCAATGTTGGCGCGTTGCATTGCGAGAGAAATTGATTTGACTCAGAGACTGGCGACGGGAGAGGCGCGAACGGGTCTGCCGTTGGGCACGGGCGCAAAAAATTCCGCGTGGTCGCGGGCTTCATCGCGCCCGACGCGGCGCCTTGATTGGGCGCCGGCCGGACCCTTTCCATAAAGGGGCCGCAGTGGAACCCTCTTTATATCTTTGTATAGTGGTCGGAGCGATAGGATTCGAACCTACGACCCTCTGATCCCAAATCAGCAACGAGCACATTTATGTAAGCCTTACCAGAAAAGGCTCTCGGGCCGATTGTGTCTAATGTTCTGCTCAAAAAACATGCACGAAGAGACGGGGCTCTGCGGGCGACGGTAGGGCAATTATTAGACACCCTCAAGCCGATTCTGGCAGTCTCAGGCGCACGTCCGCCACTGGTACATTTCGCTTTTTGATGTACGTCTCCGTCATCTTCTCGTCAGTGTGCGCTGCGGCAATTTGGAGTGCCTTCACGTCATATCCAGCCCGCTCGCCATCTGTTAGGGCCTTGGCTCGTATGTCCTTCACGGTGTATCCAAAATGCAACAGGTTGGCGCGCTTTGCGGCCGCTTTCCATGCCTTCAGGATCGTGTTCGCAGCGTACGTCTTCCCTTTGCGTGTGTGGACAACGGGCATATCGCCGATGGTCGGACGGCCGTCGATCTGCCGAATTCGCAACAACACTTCGCTGATCTCGGGCGTGATCTTGAAATCGACCCGCACACCGCTCGAATCCACCGTTTTGCTCGGGATGAAGTGAATTACGCCGGCCTCGCGATCCACGTCCGACCATTTCAAGTTACGGATCTCGGTCGAGCGTTGTGCCGTCAGATAGCATAGATCGACGATGCACTGCATCATTGGCCCAGTCGGAACGTCTGCTACGACATCTCTTTCCCTGTCTGTCCCCTCGTGGAGCTTGTAGGTAGTCTCAAGCATCGCGCTGCGGATCGCGGCAAAATGCGTGTCCGTGATGTAGGTCTGCCTCGATTTCGGTTTCTTCAGCTTCACTTCCTTGCACGGGTTCGTGTCGCGCTTCCCCTTGTCGACGCACCACTGGAAGAAACCGGATAGGAACGCGCGCATGACGCGTTGCATATGCAGCTTGCCGGCGTATTTCACCTTCAGCCAGTTATTGATGTGCGTCGGCTTCACGTCCGCGACGTTGACCTTGCGGAATCCATTGCCAGCGTAGTCTCCATACTTCGGCCAAGCCTTTTCCTTGTGCAGTTGCCTGTTCTCGCGCACGTACTGGTCGATCAGTGGGCGCATATCCCCTGCGCCGTCCGGACGTTCGCGTTTCTTCCGCTCTTCCGCCAGCCGCTCGACTAGCTTTGTTTCGTCGTCGGTCAATCGGCACAGACGAATCCATCTTCCCGATACTGGCTCGCTCCAATACCAGGCGCCGTGCTTGGCGTAGACGCGCGGATACTTTGCTTTCTTACGATTTGTAGCCATCAGTCAAAGCAGAGTTCAACATTCGATGTTTCGGGATTCCCGACGAGGCCGGCCTTTTTCGCTTGGAGTGACTCGAATGTCGACCAAGTCATGATGACGGCGCCGTTCGCAGCGGTGGCGACGTCGATGCCGAACGTTGCTTTGAACCAGTCGGCTTGTTTGGTGTATCGCTTCTTGCCGGTGACGATCGCGAGGTCGGCCGGCGTCATCAGACGTGCGGTCATACTACAGTTCCTTGCAATTTGATTTCAATAATTGAAGAGGTGGCTGCGGACTCGAGACGATCAAGCCGTGCGCGGAGTGCGTCGAACTGCACGGGCAGCCGTCGACGGTAAAACCGAATCATCTGGAGATGGTTGGCGCCGGTGAGTTCCACGGCGAATGCCGCGAAGAGCATTGCGAGTGCTCAACATGCGGCGTCGCGTTTGCCGGTGTCCTGACGGGCGAGGCCGAGTCCAGCGTGCGGTTGGCCGTGAATTCAATCCAGCATTGACGCCCACACGCGTTACGCCGTCAGATTCATGAAACCCGCGAGTGCTACGATCGCCTCGGTTCGTTTCATGGTTTGGCTCAAATGCATAGTTTGTTCACGATGCGCGGCTATCACGTCGACTGCGCTCCGCGCGCGACGGAAGACGGCCAGTTCGCCGCACAGGTGACGTTCACCTACATCGGCTACAACCCAGAGGCGTTTTTCAAGAATCTCGGGACCTACGGAACCGAAGAGGCAGCGGTCGAGCGGGCTCGATCGTTTGCCGTTGAGTGGCTCGCGCGATACGGATGAGTGCCATGCTTGAACGGTTCACATACCACGGCTACAACATAGAAATAGAAGCAACGGAGCGAGAAGGTGATGCGCTCGGTCCGCGAGTGCTCGTCGGCATGTCGATCGTCCGTACGCGCGACGGTGATGTTCTGTTTCGTGAGGCGCCGATCCGCATGCTGCCGGCCGGCGTGACGATCACGCCTGATCTGGCGATCGAATACCGGCGAGATGAGGCTCGGCGCCGGGTAGACGGGGTGATCAGCGCGTAGTGCAGTTCAATACGGAGGCTGATATGTCGGAACGTATGGTTGTCGACGAAAACGGTTATCTGTGTTTTTGCGAAGCATACGAAGAGGCCTCGGGTGTTTGGCGCGCACTCGTGCGTTTCGAGCGCAAAAGCGACCATACGGCGATGAAGCCCCACATCGCCAGCATGAGGCACACGATCGTTGAGAAATTTGCGACCCACCACGAAGCAATGGAAGCCGCAAAGGCTTACGCCAGATACAAGGCGTCTCAAGACGACACGGGTCTCTAAAATCAACGATCGAGGTGACTACTCCTCTGCGCCGATAGAGCATCGCATCTGCGTTTTGCGGCCGTCGAGGATGGCGCGCACCATCGGGGCGTTGAACAGGATTGAACGTTCTTTCATCTGGCGTTACTCCCGGCCCAGCAATTCCGATACGACCTCGTTGGTGTCGACGAAGTAGTAGTCGGAGTCCGTCAGGTTGTTGATCAGGAAGCGTTCGAATTCGGCGGCCGGCATGGTCGCTTGAATTCGGCGCCATTTCGCGGTCGGCCCGCGCCACGTCGGCTTGACGCCGGCGGCGCGCGCGGCCGCGAGGTTGTGGTGGCCGTCGATCAGCAGCCGGTACGACTTCCCGCGAAGCGTCACATCGGCGACGTGCACGATGAACACCTTGAAGCGGGCAGCCTTATCCGCGACTCGCGACGGATTGAGATGGCGCTGCGACGAAATCAACGGTTTAGAGGCAATGCTCATCGCGACACCTCCGGGAATTCGTCGTGCGTGCGACTGTCGAGCAGGCGGCCGGCGGCTTTCTTGCCGATGCGCTCTGCGTAATGGACGCGTTCGCCGTTGAAGCCGTGTCCGCCTGCCAGATTGATCCAGCGGCCGGGTAGGCGATCCATGCGATCGCACCGACGATAGTCCGGATCGTCCCGATCGCGGTCGTAGGCGAGAGAGTGCTCACCCCATTGCTTGAACAGGAACGGCACATCTGCGGCAGCGCACTGGTCGCGCAGCGACCGAGCCCAGTCGGGATGCATCGGACGGGCGCCGTGGCCGCTTTCGCCGCCAGCGATCACCCAATGTAGGCCGCCGTCGGCTGGCCGGCGTAGTTCGAGCTGGCGCTTGCCGCCGTGCGTACGAAAATTGCCGGTGGGCTCGCTGTAGATGTGGAAGCGCAGGTCAACCGGCCCGAGCAGCGGCTCCATCGACAGGAAGCGCACGCGCGCGGGCACTGCAAGCAGCTTCGGGATGTCGCGGTCGGCCTCGGCCTGATTCACGATCGTTGCGCCGAGCCAGACGTTCGGCCACGGCCACTCACGCTCATCGCGCATGATGCTGCCGAGGACGTTGGAAATCATATCTCGCGCGTTTCCGATTCGCTTCGTCAGCAGCAGCCAGTCGAGATTTGGCGTGTTGCTGATCAACTCGAAGAGATCGACTCGCCACATTGGATTGACTGCGTTGTCGAACACGTCGGCGAGCGACGCGCAAAAGACGCGCTGGCGCCGGCCGTGCGCAGCGAAGAACTGTTCGTGCGTTGCGTTCCACGCGAGCGGCTTGCGCCAGTTTGCGGCTGACGTGCGACGACGCGGCGCGCCCGGCCCCCAGTTCACGGCCGAGCCGCCAGCGAAGCGTGCATTGCGCGCCTCTGCGTAGCAGTGGTCGCATCCCGGGCCGACCTTCTGGCAACCTTCCCATGGATTCCACGTAGAATCACACCATTCGATTTTGCTGTTCTCGCTCACGATTGACTCCCTTGGGTGCGGGCGGCGTCGGCGACCTGATCAGCACTCGCTTTGTACTCTGCGAAGGCCAGCGGTCTTAGCCCTTTCTTTTCCGCGCGAGGCATGTAAAGGGTTTCGTACTCGTATTTGATGTGCGCGCGATACCGCTCGGCATCTCGCTTGTCGTCGTCCGTCAGCTCCGCGCTCGTCCGCCTCGGGGGATGCATCGGACACGGCCACCGCAACGACCAGTCGCCGCTGGGGCATGTGCAGGTTGTCGGGCTCGGCGGCTGCGGGACGGTGTCTCGATCGCTCAGGTATTGAGCCAGCGCGCACGCGAAGTCGGCAGCGAGCCGCTCTTTGATGTAGCTGCCGAAGTCGTGTCGATGCAGGCGCTTCGCGAAAAACTCGGCGACGTAGCTCCGGCCGCCATCGCTCGTGCTCAGGTCGTGCTCGCCAATCGCCGCCGCTTCTGGCACCCGCTCGCCGGGCTGCTGCGCGGGTTGCGAGGCTTCCGCCGCCATAGCGGGCGAGCCGAAAAGGGGCGTCCATGCTCCGGATTTTCGGCGCACGTCACACATGCGCTCGTCGCTGTCCATGATCGGGCCTTCGAATCCGCCGTCGCTACGGAAGCGAACCCACGCGGTCGGATAGCGCGCTGACGCGGGCAATGCATCCAGCTCCGCCAGCTTCTGCCCCATGCGCCAGTACGTCGCGAGCCAGTGATCATCACTCGGCGGCGCATTCGTGTTCTGATAGCCGAGCGCGATCGCGCCGTCGATCGCCTCGCACGTCAGCTTGCGTTCGAGCCGGATCTGTTCGGACGTCATGGTCTTGCGCATCGCCGCTTCGGTCGTCGCCTCTTCCGCCCCCGTCGCGTTGGCAGATGCGGCGCGGGCAAATACTGGCACATCGGTTTCGCGCCCCTTCGGGGACACGACCGCGCCATTGCCTGACGCCAGTTCCTTCAAGTCATCCGCGCAGATATATCCGATGTGGGTATCGAGCAGTTCGTCGAGCGCATCGCACGAGAAGAACTCGTTGTCTTTGCTCCAGACCGTGCGTTTCACATCGATGGTAGCGCTGCTTCCCGTTTCGTTCGTCACGTTCAAAGATCCTCCAACAGCTTGTCGATCGGCTTGCGTGATTGCAGGACGACGAGAGCCATTTGTCTTTTACCTTCGTCGAACCCCGCCCGATAGGCGGCTTGTTCTGCGGGTGTGCGCCCGGTCGGCTCCGTTGTATGCCGTGTGCGATCGCGGCGCACCTTGGGGGGAATTGCATGTGCAAACAGCGCGTGCGGGCCGTCTTCGGTGTCGTAGATCTCGAGCAGCACCCAACCTTCGCCATCGGGTGGCGTCGGCGTCCATGCGCTGCAGTCGGCGTCGGCGCGCTCGTAGTACTGCTCGTAGCTTTCGGCATCGACGTCGGATTCCATGCTGATGAATGCCGATTCGATGCCGAACGCTTCAAGGAGCCTGTCGACGCGCACATCCTCGTCGCAGAGGGGAAGCTCGGGATGCGTCAGCCAGCCTTGTTCGTCGCGCTGGATCTCGCGCGGTGCGAGCAGCTTTGCTCGCAGACCTTCGAGCGAAACGAAGCCGTCGAAGAGCGATTCCCGTGTCGCGGTCGCGAGGTCGAGCCGAAGAGCTTTTGCTTGTTTCAGTGCCTCGTCGCGCTGCGGCGACTCGGGCAGCAACCCGATCGCGCCGACCAACTCAAACATGTACTGCGTCAGGTTCACGATGCCGCTCGCGCGCGGCTTCGCCTCGATGGGGGCGCGCGCTCCGCACTCGACACATACGCTGTCCGTCCGCACGTAGTCGTGTGCGCATGTGTCGCGCGATTCTGCGCGCGCGGTATTCGTTTCGTTGATCATGACTTGTCCCTGTTCAATAGTCGCGACCCGGGTAGTAGGTGTTGATGCTGTTCTCGTCGCCGTCGATGATCAGTTTCGTGCCGGCGGCGTAGAGCTGGAACAGGCGGCGCTTGAAGCCATGCATGGGGCCGACGAACAGCGTCTTGCTTGGGTCCTTTCGATCGATCTGCGCGCTGTACACGCGGCCATCGTGGACATCGATCTGATACGGACAGCTGTAGGATTCGGTGCCGTATTCCTTGTCCAAATGGATGTGGTAGAACTTCGAATCGACGACGCTCGCTTCGCGAACAATCAGCGTGATGCGATTGGATTCTTCGCATGAGCGCGAGCGGTACTGGCGATCGGTGTGCTCGTCCTTGATGAATTCCTCGACGAGTTGCGAGAGCTTGATCTCGGTCGGTGCGGGTGCGAGCAGTTCCTTCATTTGCTGCTCGATCTGCGTTGCGATCGTCGCGTTTAACTGCGTGTCGACTTGTTGACGAACGACCTTGAGAATGAGGTTGTTGTATCCGGGCAGTCCGAGGTTATGAAAATCGACTTGCAGCGCGGTTTTGACGTGTTCCTTCAACCGCTCGCCGAAGCTCGAGTACGAGCGGAGTTCCTCGTCGATGATCGAAGTGATCGTCTTCGCCAACTTTTCTTCGATCGCCTTCTCGATCGCGCCGGCCGCGACGATGTTCGAGAAGGCAGTGGAGACAGCTTGTTGCAGTTCTTTCATGGCTTGGCCCTCATGCGCATCATTGGAATTCGAAAAAGTGCTGGCCCGTACAGGCGCCAGCTCAAGCGGGGGTTCAAGGGCGGACACTCAGCGCTCGCATAAGGCAGCGTTGCATGAAGTGATCAACATTGAGTTGAGGGAGTGACGGAGCCCAACCGCCACCGCCGAGCGTCCGCTCTTGAATCTCTGCAGGGGAAAAAGAGGGTGCCGAACTGGCCACCCTTAAAGGCCGCCCATATCCGAGGGGGAGAGCCCGGGCGCAGGCTCAGAACTTCGTTACTTGATCTGAACGAACGGGACGCTGTTTGCGCCCATGTATTGGGGAAGCTTGCCGTCCCACTTTTCAATCGCCATCTGTTGCAGCATCTGGCCGTTCTCGCGCAGTGCTTTCGCTTTCACTTCGAGCGCTTCGGCTTCGCCCTTGGCGATTGCGACCTGCTTCGCTGCATCGGCCTCGGCAGCACGGAGTTCGTTCTCTTTCTGCTGCGCGATCTGTGTCGCGGCGATCTTCCCGTTGATCGAGTTCATAACCTGCTCAGGGAGACGCATCTGATTCACGAAGTAGACCTTCTCGACACTGATTCCGACCGTCGCGGCGTTCGCTTTCACCTCGTCCTCGACGCGCTGCTGAAGCGCCGCTTTGCCCTTGCCGTAGACGTCCTCGACGGCCATCGACGCGCCGGCGAGATTCAGTGCGTCGCGCACCATCGCGCGCAGATAGACACCCGTGATTTCGTCGACGCCGCGGCGGTACTTCTGGAACACCTTCGGCGCGTTGTCGTGCGGGATCGCGTAGCTGATTCCGATGTCGGTGTTGACCGACAGTCCCTCCACCGTTTGGAACGTGAACGACTCGTCGGACTTGTCCGTTCTGTCCCACACGTAGGACTGCGTGAACGTCGGGAAGATGAACATGTCGACGTTCGGCCCGTTGAAGTAGCGGCCGGGGCCTTTCACCTCGACGTTGACGCCGCGGTCGTCGCCGTAGCGTTGCACCTTCACACCGACGTAGCCGGCCGGGACGTTGTCGCAGCCGGCCGCGAGGAACATCACCGGAGCGAGGATCAAAATCAGAAACAGGCGTTTCACTTGTTCTCCTTGATATGAGGGGGAAGAAATTTCACGAAAGCGGCGGCATACGCCAGCCACACGAACGGCACGGCGAGTAGGGCGATGCTGCTGTCCTGATTCACCAGCCACGGGGTAACGATCGACAGCAGCACCAGAAAGAGCACGGCCGCGACGATGAACTTCGAAGCGGTTTTGATGGGTATCTCCGGTAAAAAAGGGCGGGGCGCACGTATGGGCCGCCCTGCCGAAAGGCCGCGCTTATCCGAGAGGAAATCCCGCGCGCGGCGAGCGGGGAACTGCGGTGTGTGGCTTGCGACAGTCACAAAAAAGCCACGCGTCCGGAGCGCCGGGATGTGCGTGGCTGGAGGATTAAGCGAAGCTTGGGTATTCGTCTAAAGAATCATGATTTTCTGCCGATATGCCGTATTTGGCGGAGGCAATGTGAACTTCTTTGAACTGTCGTCGATGTACTCAAATGCGGTGATGGTCGGATTTTTGGCGTATGGCTTGCTGTTCATCCCGGTATGGAAGCTCACGATCACCTGGACGGATAACACTTGGAAAGGCGCTCTCGCGCTAGCCGTTGCCTTCGTCATCACTCTCAACCCGGAGCTGTATCACTTTGTTCAGTGGCATCTGGGTGGCTCCGACAAGCAGATCGAGATGCAGATGCTCGGATACGGCAGCGAAATCGTGCGCAACGCCGTAAAGGTGAAATTTTGGGCAGAAATCATCGGCGGAGCCGTTGCTTGCTTCTTAATGAACCGCTTCGGTTGATAGGCAAGTTCCGTCGAGCTTAGGTCCGGCGGACAACTGGGCTTCGTTCGAGAGTCTCGGCGCGCTGTTGCAACACGGATCGGAATCCGAGGAGGAGAGCGACTGTCGAGGCTGCGATTACCGGGCTTTTGTTGCCGCCTTCACAGCACGCCAGCGCGGCCGGCAACGCACAGAAACCAAACTCCGCCGATAGTGATGCCGTAGGCGAAGATCACCCCGAAAGCACGAGCGAGACGCATCTGCGGCCGATTGCACATGGCAAGTAGGTCGTTATCGAAAGCAACTCGGTTCATACTGCACCTGCGAGCTTGAGCAGGTTTTGGGCTCCACGTGCCCCATACAGCCCGGGCGGGTCCTCGAATGCTTCGTCAATCGCGACTTGTGCATCAAGCGCTTTACATGCAGCCGCGAACGACAGCAAGCGTGCACCACCGACTGAGTGCGGATGCACGCTCGGATCGAGCGAATCCACGAAGGTAAGCGCGGTGGCGACGATGTGATGTGCGTCGATATAGTGCCCGTGGCAGTCGCGGCCGGGATTTCGAGCCTTAAATTCCTTGTCTGCCGTTCGCTCGACGCCGATCACGGCCGCGAAAGCGGAGAGAATGCTCTTCGTCGCAACGTTCGCAACAATGTCCGATTCTTCGCGGAGCGGTGCCAGCGCCTTCCATGCCGCTTCCAGTGCTGTGCGTGCAGCCGTCTCGCGGTCATCCGCGGACGGACTCACCCAGCTATGAGCGTGGTTCTGCTCAGTGGAATTCATCTTTCGAGCTCCATTGTTGTAGTAGTTGCCCGCCGTAGCGGGCACGGTTGTTAGGCGAATCGCGCGACGATCCGATAGCCTTCGGTGCCGTCCATGTGGCGGCCGTCAAGCACCTGAATGCGTGCCGCGCCCATACGGCCGAAGATGCCGCGCAGTTGCAGGTCGTACATCATGTACGAGTCGACATGCACGAAGACACCGAGGCAAGTCACGCGGCGCACGTTGATGCCGGCTTGCTTCAGCAGTTCGCCCATGCGGGCGGAGCGTTCTTGGCGGTTCATGTCGTCGTTTCCTTTTGTGATCGGTTAACGTCTGCCGCGCACATCGTCGATGGTTCCGGCGATCAGATCGCTCGCAACTTCGCGCAACAGGTGCTCGACAAGCGCACCGCGAGGTAGGCGGCGCAACTCGAGCAGGTTCTTTGCGGGTTGGCTCACGATCTGCCTCCTAGACCTTGAGTCCGACCGTACGCAGGAACATGCGTCGGTCGTAATCGAGTTTCATGCGGGCCGCGTGTCGCATGGCATGAGCGCGGCCGATGTTCTCGCTGTACCGATGGGATAGGCCGAGCAGCGCCCACGTCTCACGGCTCGCGTTCGCGCTGACTTCGAGGTCAGCTGCTGCGTTTTCTAGCCACTCGACCGACACGGTGGGCAGCTTCCGTTTCGTTTCCACTGGTTCTCCTTTCGAAGAGTCACGATCGCGATCCTCGTTTCCCCTCATGATTTAGTAGTCCGAATTCAATGAAACGATGAGGGTGCAACGCTGATCGATCTGCTTCCTTGTCAGTTTTCATGGGATGGGGCCACTGCCGCGACTTCCGGCTTCGCTCTCCCCTCCGAACGACAATCCGGCTATCTCGCGAACCGCCACGTGCGTCGCGACCAACTCCGGCGTCCTCTGGCTCCCTCGCCGTGGCCAGACCACGTCCGCATCGGCAGGACCCCATCTCATGAAAGCTGGGTGGTGTCGGGCGCTACCCCGTTTCTCGGCTACACCGTTGAGCCGACCGGTTGCTCCCGCTGGGCGGGTCCCGGTGTGCTTGCACTCTTAAAGATCAGTCCGCCGGAGCGGTGACGCAGCGTTGTGTGCTGCGGTGAGATGAACTTTAGCGAAACGCGAAAGCGCTGTCTATAGCGAAACGCGAAATTTTGCAAAAATATGGATCGGCTTCGGTGGAGCTGGGTGGCCCGGATGGCGCAGACGCAAAAAAACCCGCGCTAGGCGGGCTTGGCGGCGGAATGGCCCTGCGGTTGGCGGGGTACTCGAACCGAATTTTTAGAGCGGGTTAGTTCGGCAGTGTTAAGCCGTCACGCTCACATGCGGCTGCCGCCAACTCGGGATTATCGATGCCGACGACGCCTACGTATGCCACGCGCGCACCATTTTTTGCGGCAAACGCCGAGAACGGTTGGAATCCGGTGTAACCGCCGTAGGAGTTCTTCGCATTGAGCTCCCCGCAGAACCTAAAGAGGCCGTTATCACCCTGGTGCGCGACGACATTTCTGACGCGTACACTGTCGGGATCCTTCGCGACGCTTTTGATCTTTGCGATGATGGCGGCAAGTTCCGCTTTGCTTGCTGTTCGCTGGGCCTCATCGCTTGCGGCGTTGTGGCTGACGAAGAGTGCCGCAGTCATGACAATGGCGGCCCGGACGTTTGGTCTCATCTTTGGCGTAGCTCCGGATTAAGTGGTTGGATGAAAGCCGTAATTTTACGATTTTATTTCACTCTGTCCCTATGGCGTGCAGACGTCATGACGTCCCGCGGTGCAATCAAGATATTCGAGGAGCCGAATGTTGAGGGGCGGATTCCGCCAGGGCTTGATGCGGCGTGCGCCGAGTTCGCGGGCGGGCTGGCAGAGGCCGTGGGATCGGCTCGGTGATGACGAGATCACGTTGCTGACGTCGGTCGGAGCAACGCTCTTCCACGAGGGGTTCGAGCGGCGGTGCCAGAAATGAAAAGCCCCGTCGGGGCGGGGCTTCGTGAACGCGGTGCAGCGCTTGCCGAGTTATTCCGCGAATTCGAGGATGCGTTTGCGGTCGTTGTCTTCGGCAACGTGAATCTCGGCACGTTCGAACTCAGCTTTCACCTGAGCATAGGCGACTGCGTTTCCACTGCAGTTCTCTTTTGGTGGATGCACGGCAAATAGGACATCACCGTCAAATTGGCCATCTTTTCGAAGCTTGAGAATCTTGCCTAACCATTCCCAACCATGGTCATAAAGTGCCGTTGGGGTACGCCGGTCAAGATCCAGCGGCTTGATCAATTTGATAGCCTTCAGTTGCTCGTCTAGGCGAACGAACGGCAAGCGGGCTTGGTAGTCTTCTCCGAGCACTCGTGGTGCGTACAGCCTTTGGAGATCGGCCGCCCGCAAAATACCTCTGACTCGCTGTTCTACGAGCCGCTCCTTGTTTTGAGGTGTGACGAAGGATCGGCCTACATAGTGCTCGTAAAATTCGTCCAGTGCCGTCTTCGGATCGTCGATCAATGCCGCCCGCGGTGAATCGGCGTAGATGATCGCCTGCCTGACCTTGACAAGTTCGTCGAAAGCGTGATTGGCGAAATCTGTCGTATGACCACCCACTGCGCCAATAAAGGCACGCTGGACCATCGAGCTAATACGGTCGAGTTCGTCTCGAAACACATCTCGGGAGTGCTTATAGACGCCAGCGTCGAGATCGTCAAAAAATGCGGTGATACGAACGACCCGATCCATGAGCTTATAGCCGAAGAAGCGCGCCGTAGGACTCATAAGAACGACACCTACGTTTGCAAATTCACCGGTCTGCGCGTACGGCATAAAGCGTATCAGGGCATATCTGCATGGATGTTTCATGGCTCGTTCCAAAACTCGGTTAGGCTATATCGCTCCAGTATGGCGCGTGCGCCGTCAATGCTTAATGAATGAGGGACTCCAAAGCCGACTTCCAACCACTCGTCAGGCATCGTATCGCATGCGTGATCGAAGTGATCCAAAGCCTGTCGCATCCGCAATTCATAAGCGGGTCTTGCAAGCCAGTCTTGGTAGACGTCGTTCCAGTCGGTTGCGAACGCGTGCCCAACTAGAAACTGACCCTCATTAAACGTGTTGTCAAAGGCTAGATTGTAGTCCATCACTACAACTTTCTGGTGGGCAACATCCCACAGTAAGTTGGGATTGCCGCCGCGATCCGTAAGGTATCGATCCTCGTTCCGGACCCACCAGTCAAACACCACGATGTCTTGACGTACCGCGGAAGAAATCTTACGGATATTTGACATTGTTAGCTCGGCAACGTTCTCGTGCTCAACCGAGCCAAATGCCAGCCCCTCCCCAAGGTCGTCAAAGTCGCTCAGTCCGGCGATCTTCAACATTCCGGGGACTTCTACGACGCGAAAGTCTGCGATGGGAAGGCCGAAGGCTTTCGCCATGTTACTCGCGAGCCATTCGCTTACGAGACTGCGCTGTCCCGCGTCGTGACCTTTTACATAGTAGAGCCGACCGTCGTCGCCACGGCAATGAAACGGCCGTGTGCGACCCTGCGCCGCACGGCCCAAAATCTCAACGATCTGAACAATGTCGTTGTTGATCATGCTAGACGTGCAATGGCTTGCCCGCGGTTTCTTTCATATTCCCCGAGATCTTCACTTTCCCGCGATCTTCGACTCGCGGCTCGCCGTTGTTGCTTTGTCCGGGCAGTATCCGGCTGAAGCGCGCATTTCAAGGGAATTGTATCCGCGCTGCGTACAACTGGTGCGCCCTAGTAGAAGATGGATTTCGCTTGTCAATGGCGGTGTTTTCGATCTGGCTCTATTACAACCTGACAGAATTGTCATTGATAGGCCACTTTGTCCTTGGCAAAATACTGTACATCCATACAGCAGATGTGGCAAAAAAACGAAGAGGGCGGTAATGAAAGAAAAATCGACGGCGCGCCTGCGCTGCAGGCCGGGGGATTTGGCGAGGGTGATCAATTCGCCAAACGCAGCGCTAGTGGGGCGGACCGTTGAAGTGGTACAGCTTCACTGCGACGGGCGCTGGGAGTGTGTTCTCGAAGGGGGAGCTGTGATCGGTTTGGCCGATGATGGGCTCGGCTTGCTGCTCACGCGGGACTGGCTGTTTCCTGACTCTCTCCTTGAGCCGAGGCGCGTCAGGGGCCCAGCCACGCTAACCGCCTTTGCCGAATCGTTTGCTCTCTAATGGTGAATCAGCCTGCTGCTTGACTGGCTGAGAAAGAAGCCAGCCGATAAACGACTCAACCTGGGCACGTTGACCTGCGTTCAAATGTTCCCATCCTGCGGGGGCGGCAGGTGATTGCGCGGGTGGCGTGGCCTCGGAATGATCGGTATCAAGCCACCCGAGCGGTTTCCCTGCGCATTCTTCAATTTTCCGGGCCGTTGTCGCGCGCATGCCGCGAGCTCGCCCGGTTTTCGAGTCTTTCGCCCCATCGCGCAAATTCGTGAACTGCGAATGCGACATGCCGATCGCGGCTGCGGCAGCGGCGGGGCCACCCTTCTCAGCTTCGATGATCTTCAGATTGTCGCGGCGGATTTGGTCAATATCCTTCATGACGGGCATTCAATAGCAAAACGCTAAAGACGTATATGCGCGAAACGCTATAGACAATCCTTTTGCGTTTCGCTAAAGTTGCGATATGGACCTGAGAACCTACCTCGACGCTGAACGCGGAAGACTCGTGAAGTTGGCTTCAGCGATCAACGCACACGCATCGGACATCAGTGCATGGGCAAATAAGAAGCGGCCCGTGCCAGTGCCGTTCGGCCGGCGGATCGAACGTGCGACGTCTGGCGTGGTCACCCGTATCGATTTGTTTCCCAGGGATGTTATTCGCGACGTCTGGCCCGAGCTTGCCCAACAGAACGAGGTAGCGGCGTGATGCCGCTCAGTCTTCTTCAGTTGGAAGCAGGTCGGCGAGCACGGCCTCAAGGTGCTTGTGCAGGTCGGCGAGTACTTCGCGGTGCTCGTCGTCGAACGCGGCCGCTTCGGCTGGATGCCATTCCGAAGTACCGGGTTCCGGCTCAAGACCTTGAAGCGCTTCACGCAAGCGTACGGGAGCGAGTTCGCGGGTTTCCTTCGGATCGCCGTCGACTTCCTCGAACGATCGTTGGACGAGTAGTCGCAAGACGATTTGCTGGAGGGCGAGGACCTGAATTCTGAGGCGGTGGTGATCGAGGTCGTGCTGCGTGAGCGGTGCTGGTTTTATCTTATTCAAGTTAACGATATCCTGTGAGAGTCGTTTGTCCCATGAAGGGACGCCCAACAGAAGGAGCCAACGTGACAAGCGCGCAAAACAAATGTGCCGTGACGATCGAAGCAAGGCCCAATGGAACGGGGCGGGTGTTGATCGATGGCGTCGAAATCCGATGCGTTCAGAGCGTCAACGCGCGCGTCCGAGCTGGGCGCGGGCCGGTAGTGGAGCTGGGATTGGTCGCTGATGGCGGCGCCCAGATCCACTACGACGGCGCGAACCTCTACGTCGAAGAAACTGCTATGCCCGCGGCACTCGAAATCGCTCTGTGGAAACACCTCGCGAAGAAGTACGGCCGCGAAATCGACGTTACAACGATGAGTTCGTCGACGCGCGATCACTGCCTTGTTGGCGACTAGATTCGCGTGATCTCGACGCCGCTTCTCACGAGTCGAAAGACATTTTCCGAGACGCGGTTCAGTGGCTCGCCGTTCGAAAGGCGAAATTCCTTCATCCCGAGAATGCTGCTGCGACCTGAAAGCGTGCTGGTGTCGATCTCATCCTGACGAACGACAACGGTGTATTTCGTGCCGTCTTTGTCGGCTGCTTCGAATTGGTCAGTAATCAAGCTCATTGGGTCTCCGTTTGTAGCTACTTCGTGGTGTGGAAATCCGAATTCTGCCATGGACGTGAGACCCACCCATTTGAACCAAAGCGTGTGTCGCCAGTGAGAAGCGGCGTAGACGCTAGATAGCAACACCCAAGCCATTCACGAATCTTCGTTCAACGTGATGAAGATGAGTTTAGTAGTCCGAATGGCATGAAAACACGTTTGTTTGGAGGATCGATTGAACATTCTCGATACGGCGCACGCCGTCGCTCACACCTACCCGGGCGGATGCGAATCGCTCGCACCGCGTCTCGGCGTATCGGCCGCCGTGCTCCGGAGCAAGGTGAATCCGAACACGGATACGCACAAGCTGACGCTTCAGGAAGCGGTGCGCATCGGCGAGGTGACGGACAACGACGCGATACTCGAAGCGTGGGCGAGCGAGCGCGGCTATGCGATCGTGAAGTTGCCGAGCGGCGTTGACTGCTGCGATGCCGCGATCGTCGAGCTGATGGGCAAGGCGTGGTCGACGCACGGCGACGTCGGACAGGAGATCGTGAAGACGCTCGAAGACGGCCGTGTCGAGCGGCACGAGATCGAGCGCGTGGATCACCGAATTTTCAAGCACGCACAGGTGCTTCTCGATATCTCCGCGCGGCTGCGCGGCATGGCCGAGTAGTGGGGAGCGCTTGAGTGTCGCCTACTACAACGAGCACGATCAAGTCGCCGCGGAGTGGCTGCGCAACCTCGTTGCGGCAGGCCACATCGCGCCCGGTGACGTCGACGAACGCGACATCCGCGACGTGCATCCCGACGACCTTCGTCCATACGCCCAGTGCCATTTCTTCGCAGGCGTCGGCGTCTGGTCCTACGCGCTTCGTCGCGCCGGATGGCCCGACGATCGACCTGTTTGGACGGGTTCCTGTCCGTGCCAACCTTTCTCCGCGGCAGGCAAAAGAGCTGGGTTTGATGACGAGCGGCACCTGTGGCCTGCGTGGTACTGGCTCATCGGTCAGCGCCGACCTGTCGCAGTTCTTGGCGAACAGGTTGCAAGCGCTGCCGGGCTCGGCTGGCTCGATCGAGTTTGCGCCGACCTCGAGGACGCGGACTACGCCTGCGGGGCGGTCGATTTCTGCGCTCGCCGCGTCGGATTTCCGCTTCGACGGTCGCGCCTTTTGTTTATGGCCCACCCCCACCGTAAACGACAGCCGCGGCGGCCGCAACCGAACCGCCGTGCGGTCGAACCCGAACAGTGCGCATCACGACGGAGTCACGTTGGTGGATGCGGCGCGGCTGCATTGCCTGACTGGCGAGATGTTGTCGGCGCCGACGGAAATCGTCGGCTGCTTGAACCCGGCACTGAGCCGCTCGTTAATGGGGCTCCCGCGCGAGTGGGACGACTGCGCGCCTACGGCAACGCGATCAACGCGGAAGCGGCGGTTGCGTGGATCGAAGCGTGCCGAGGGGTAATCGGATGAACGAACGACCAACCCTTCACGTCGTCTCGCTTTCCGGAGGAAAAGACAGCACCGCGGCGCTGTGCGTCGCACTCGAACAGCACGGCCCGGAGAACGTGCGCGCTGTGATGGCGGATACCGGAAACGAGGATGAGCAGAACCTCGAATACGCGCTCGACTATTTGCCTCGCGCGCTCGGTATCCCGGTGGACGTAGTGCGGGCCGACTTCACTGACGAGTTTGCGACAAAGCGCGCGAACCTCGCGCGGATCGCCGCCGGCGAGCCCGAGTCGGCGGTCTACGGAAAGCGCGAGTTCATGTACCGCTGGACGCCCGAGGCGGCCGCGCGAGCGCTTGAAGTGCTACATCCGACCGGAATCCCATTCCTTGACCTTTGCCTTGTTCGCGGCGGATTTCCATCACGCAAGCGGCAGTTCTGCACGCAGTACCTGAAGACCGAGCAACTCGTCGGCTACGCATTGCGTGAGATCGACCGCGGTTATGCGGTGTGGTCGTGGCAGGGCGTTCGCATTGACGAGAGCGAGTCGCGTCGAGAGCGTCTTCAGGGTACGGGCGCGTGCGTGAAGGCATTCGAGGTGGTCGGCGGCGGCCTTTTCAATTACCGCCCCATTCTGCGCTGGAGTGCCGCCGACGTATTTGAAGCGCACGCGGCGGCCGGCATCCGACCGAATCCGCTGTATCGGCAAGGCATGTCGCGCGTTGGCTGCATGCCATGCATCAACGCCGGGAAGTTGGAACTGCGCGAGATCGCACGCCGTTTTCCCGAGCACGTCGAGCGCATTGCGGAATGGGAGCGCCTCGTCTCCGAAGTCTGCCGGCCGGGTAGCCCGGTGTCGTTCTTTCATCAGGGCACAACGGGACATACCGGACAGACGTCCACGATTTGGAAGGTCGTCGACTGGTCGAAGACGACTCGCGGCGGTCGGCAATACGACCTTCTCGCGGACGCCGAACCTGCGACGGCGTGCTCGTCCGCATACGGGCTTTGCGAATAGCTCCATTCACAAACTATCTCAATAGGAGCCACTGATGGCCAAAAATTCAATCGACGTCTACGGGGCATCGGGCAAGGGCAACGTCCTTTCGATGGACCCGGACAAGCTGACGCTTGTCACGGACCCGAAGCACCCGCTATACGACCGGCGCGTACATCAGGCGCCGAACCCGAAGACGGTTCGGAACTACCGCGCGCAGGGCGTGCTTGAGCCGGTGCTCTTTTGCAAAGACCCGGAGACGGGCGAGAACCTCGTGATTGATGGCCGTCGCCGAGTGACCAACGCGCGCGAGCTGAACCGTCAACTGATCGAGGCGGGCGAAGAGCCGATCACGATTCCGGCGATCCCGAAGCGCGTCATGCGCGACAGCGACAAGTCGTTCGTCGGAATGATGGTCAGCACGAACGAGATCCGCGAAGAAGACTCGCCGATCAACCGGGCCGAGAAGATGGCTCGCATGCTCGACGTCGGCCACACCGAGGATGCTATCGCCGTCGCGTTCGGTGTCGAGGTGCCGACCGTGCGCTCTGCTTTGAAGCTGCTCGACTGCTGCATGGCGGTGCGTGACGCTGTTGAGGCGGGACATATCACTGTGTCGCACGCGCTGAAGCTTGCGAAGCTGTCGCCCGACGAGCAACGCGCGAAGGTTCAGGCGTTGATCGATGCCGCTGACGGCAAGGAAGGGCACGCGCGCTCGCGTGCGCAGAAGGCCGTGCTCGGCGGTACGGCGGCACGCGTACGTCCGCGTAAGCAGATCGAGGCGGCGCTTGCGGAGGCGACGGGCGAGCGCTTGGCGGCGCTGCGATGGGTGCTCGGTATTGACGACGCGGAAAGCGCACAGGAGGCCGCCGAATGAGTTTCGAGCACCTCAACCGCGCTATGCGCGAGCAGTTCCCGCCGACGGCCAAGGTGATCCCGATCTTTCTGGCGCGGTTGGCCGACGAGCAGGGGAATTGCGATCCGTCGATCGACGCCATTGCGGAATTCGCGGGCGTGACGCGCGTGACCGTGTCGTCGACCCTTCGCACGTTGGAGGAGGCCGGTGCGCTGCGCATTACGCGCCGGCCCGGTCACCCGAGCGCCTATCGCTTGACTCTCGGGAGAGCGTCTTGACTCCGACCGACATCAAAGAGCCCGTTCCCACGCGCACCGGCGAAGTCACGCCTGATGCGGTGTCTGCTTGTGCGGCGGCCACGCGTACGTGTCTGTCATGTGGCGCAAAGACTGACGCTGACGGCGCGTTGCCGTGCGGGCACTGAGGAGCCTATGAGCGTCAAGGTTATGAACGCCGTGTTCGAGCGCTATCCGGAAGGTGGCGGCGAGATGATTCTCGCGCTGGCACTCGCGGACCATTCGCACGACGACGGCACGCACATCTATCCGAGCGTCGACAAGCTGGCTGCGAAGACGCGCCAATCGCCGCGTGCGGTGCAGTACCAGCTTCGCCGGATGCAGCAGTCGGGCTGGCTAATTCTCGTGAGCGAGTCGAAGGGCGGGCGTGGGAACACGCGCGAATACCGAATTAATTCGGACTGGATAAACGGTGCAGAACTTGCGCCCATTTCGTCGGGTTCAAAGGGTGCAAAAAATGCACCCAATGGAAAGGGTGCAAACGACGACGTAAAGGGTGCAACTGGCGACGTAAAGGGTGCAAATCACAGCACTAAAGGGTGCAAAGCTTTTGCACCCGAATCATCAGGAACCACCATAGAACCGTCAGAGAACCATCAACCCGCGCGGCGTGCGCCGCGAGTTGCGTTGCATGGCGAACTGCGATCGATCGAACTGCCCGACTGGTTGCCCGTCGACGCATGGCTCGACTGGTGCGAGCACCGCGAGGCGAAAGCGTCGGAGAAGTCTGCGCCGTGGACGCGCCCGGCGGCGAAGGTTTCGCTGCGCCGCCTCGAGAAGCTGAGAGAGCTTGGGCACGCCCCGGTGGACTGCATCGACGAAGCGGTGTTGCGCGGCTGGACGGGGCTGTTCCCGCTGAAGTCGGACGGCACGGCGACGAGCGGGCAGGACGTTCCTGCCGACTGGCACACGAGCGCCCAAGGCGTTACTGAGCGCGGTAAGCAACTCGGCATCGAGCAGCGCGACGGCGAGGTGTTCATGCGCTTCAAGGCGCGCGTCGTGAAGGCGGCCGGTCCCGGCGAGGCGATGGAGGAAATGCTTCGCGAGGCCAACCGCTTCGGGAACGAAACCTACGAGCAGCTCTACCGGTACTTCAACGACATCCCGCGCGATCAGGAGAGCGTGTGAGCAAGAACGCACTCCGCTATCCCGAGAGCGCGATCGAGGGCGGTCGCTTCGGAACCGCTCGTGTTCGCGAGGACAGGACGATCGGCCGCAGCTTCGCCGAGCGCGAGGTGATGCGTCGCACGGGCAATCAACCGAATTCGGAATTCGACGAGATCGCTTCAGGCGACCTCGACAGGCCGATCTTCCCGCCCGCCATGACGGCGAAGCGCTCGAAGTACCGCAACACGAAGTGCGAGCACGACGGCATCAGGTTCGACAGCAAGCGCGAGCGGTCGCGATGGTTCGAGTTGATCAAGCAACAAGACGTCGGGCTGATCAGCGGTCTTCGGCGTCAAGTGGCGTTTGAGCTGATCGCGCGTCAGCGGCGTTCCGACGGTTCGATCGAGCGAGCGGTCGAGTACGTTGCCGACTTCACCTATCGCAATTCGGTGGGTGAGCTTGTGGTCGAGGACGTGAAATCAGCGGTGACACGGAAGAACAAGGACTACGTCATTAAACGAAAGCTGATGCTCCGAGAGCACGGCATCACGATTCAGGAGGTCGAATGAAGAAGGCGGTGAGCTTGAGCACGGGGAACTGGCTGATCTGCGATTGCTTGAAGCGGAAGGCCGGCCGCCGCGGGCTGACGATTGAGCAGATCGGATACGAAGCGTCGATGACGACCGATACCGTGAAGGGGCGCATACGAAACCTTCTCGGCAAGAAGTACGTTGAACGGATCGGAGGCTCGCGCCCCACGACGTACCGCTGCTTGCTCAAGGATCTTCCGGCACCGACGGAATCGCCGCAGGAACGCATCTTGAAGCAAACGGCTGAGCGGAATCGAGAGCGCAGCGCAGCGATCGCTCACGCGGCGTTCGCAGTCGACCAGATGATTCGCTCTTGCATGACGGTTGCATGAGGCGGTCAGTACCAATGAAGCGAACGGGATTCAAACGAAAGCCGCATTCGCCGTTCAGCAGTCTGACACGAACCGCCACGCTGAAGCGTCAGAAGGCGATCGTGAAGCGGATCAAGCGGCCGACGGTCGCCGAGGGTTCGAAGTATCTGGCGGCGTGCCGCGGCGAGGAGTGCTTTCTCCGCGTGCCGGGGGTGTGCTGCTCAATCGGTTGGTCGCACGAATCGGTCGTTGATTGTCACTCGAACCAATCGAAGCATGGAAAGGGTGGCCAGATCAAGGCGAAGCACAAGTACACCGTGCCCGGATGCGGACCTTGCCATGACTGGCTCGACTTTGGCGGGGCACTACGCGCGGAGAAGGTTGCGACGTGGGACCGGGCATATGAGGAATGGGCGCCGGTGCGCGCTCGAAAGATGGGAGAAACAGATTGCCAGTGAGGATGTGGGTTGAGATTCCGGACGGCGCGTACAGCGTGCCGAGACACCGCGGGCGTGGCGGAATTGTCGTCTGCGAACGGACGCGTGAGATCGACGCGACAGTATTTCGGATCGCTCGAATCGCAACCGTCAAGCGCCAGTTGGTCGCGGCCGTCGAGGTGGATGCGTTTATTCCCGAAATGCACCGATCGCGCATCCCGGAGTGCGATGGCCGTTGGGTGGAGCCGGGCGTTTTCCGGACGAAGGCATACGTGCATCGCAATCGGCATTCGCGCGTGCTCGGCGCATTCATCGAGAGCGGAGATAGCGCATGGGACGTGCGGGGGATGTCGTGAGCGCTCATCTCTACTTCAATATGAGCGACATCGTGGAACCGGTGGCAAAGATGGCGATACGGAGAAGTGAAGCGCTTACCGGGAACAGGTTCATTGCATTCCCCGGCTGTCCGCTCGAGGGTGTCGAGCTCGACGACGGCCAAATCGAAATGCGGTTTCCTCGAAGCGAGGAGATACGGACCGTGCTGATCAACTGGCTGGTGTACTGGGGCACCCCGTTCCGCGTTCTTCCATGAGACAACAGATGGATTTCATTTTCGATAGCACTCGCCAAGCGCTGCACGTGTCGTTCATGATTCTGGCGAGCGAGCCACGCGCGAAGAACGTGCTTCGAACGGCGCTTATTCGGGCAATGGAGCTCGAGCCCGAGCTGTCCGAGGAACAGCGCAAATGGCTCGGGCAATTGACCGGATCGGCCGCTGACTCTACAGTGAACTTCAGCGGGCTCGACGCGGCGGAAGTGCGGGCACAGTGTGCTGCCGTGGTGAGTGCGGTCCGCACGAAGCTGATGGACGTCGAGCGATGGGCGGTGATCGCGCGTTTTGGTCAAATGGGGGACACGCGGGACGCTGATGGCGTGAAGCGCTACTACTTCCTCTCCGAGCGCTCCGAAGCGATCCAGAACCTTTCGCGTTGGCTGGAGCCGTCGTTCCCCGGCATTTCGAACCTCGCGCTCGACTGTCTGCTTGCTCGGCTGTATGTGAATCACGCGCGCGCGACGATCAGCTTTCGCGATCTCGAGCGCAGTTTCGGCGCGAGCCATATGACGTACAAGCGCACGTACGAGAAAATCGAACAGCGCATGCGAGAAGTGGAGGCTCTGGCAGTGAATCGCCTCACGCCATACTTCGAAGTGACCGGGCTGACAACCCGTACAGTCGAATCCGTATGATGAGGACCTTCGGCAGGGCCGACGCGACGTTATCACACTGGTGCCGTAGAGAGTGTTTTAATGGACTATGGTCGCACGCAGCGACTGGGGGCGCGCTGCATGAAGCGGAAAATGGGGACAGCGTTTCCGATGCGCAGGCGCAGTATCGTTCAGATGGACCGCTGTTTCTGGCCGTTCGCAGAGGGCATTGAGTTCGAGTCTAGCCCATAGATTTGAGATAGGATTTCCGCGACCAGTTCAATGGTTCCCAGCACTTGGTTCGTCAACATCGACGAGCCATGAGCCAACTCATTTCGCAAACTGGGAAGGTTCTTTCGCAGTATCTGAGCGAGGTCCCAACTCTGATCCTCCGGGACGATGTTGACTGGCTCGTCCTCGTCGATTTCCGCGCTCGTCAGTTCTTGAGCGATCATGGTCTGGATAATTTCCATTGATCGGCGCTCCCGTGCATGATCTTTTGCCGCCCTATGCCAGCGGCGGAAGCCTTCGTTTCGGATAAGCCCCTGGTCTATCGCATAACCCAGCAAACCAGCCAGCATCGGTCGTGGTTGTCGCGGTCGCTGATACGGCTCAGGCAGTCTGCCGGGAAGGCGGACTCTGAGCCCAAACTCTAGGGCGAACAACGCCTGGCTTTGAGCCACCGGGAAGAAGCGGTACACGTGCCACGCATAGAGGTATAGATTACGAGCTGTCTCGAATTGAATGGCTACAGGCTCCGGCACGTCGGCGGTGAGCTGAATGGTCTCAATGTCGCGATGGTGAGCAACCAAGGACTCTAGAGGAGCCCCGGCCATTACTGGCGTACGCGGGTCTGGTTCTGCTGCGGAGTCAGGGCTCCGCAAGCTTTCGGCAGTGTTCAAGTTAGTCGATTTCATGACCGCAAGTTGTGATGCCGATGATCTTGCGCGCTTCGCCAGCGATGGGCCGGTTCCGTCGGCGCTTTAGGATATGTCCGAAACGTTGGAACACCCATCGGTACGTACGCATATTGACAATCGAGAGCGGCAGATTATGGACCGGCTGCCGCCGGTTGCGATTGGTGAGAGCCCGTTGCTGCTACTCGATTTCCTTATGTCTACTATTGCCTCTAGAGTCCTAAAGTCATTTGCTTACGCCTGATTGGCTGCGCCTTCTCGTATGGCGGAGGCGGCCGTGGCAGAATGGCTCGTACTTGGATTCCTGTTATCGTTGGGCGTAAATCGGCGTGTTGGAAAACCAGTGTCAACGAAATGATTGGCTGCGTAGATTACAATATGGCCCTGGAGGGAATGCGTGAAACAGGACTCTGATCCATCGTTTTCGGAGGAGCTTGCCAGCCTGCCAGAGTGGGACCGGGCGTTTTGGCTGTCACGCGCATTTCTCGAAGCAAGTCGATTTTTGTGCGCGAGCATGATCTGCGGCGACTTCAGTTCCCAGTACTCATCGAGTCGAGTCATATTACACTTGGCTCACCAAGGGATTGAACTATTCTTGAAAGGGGCAATTGGTGCTGCTTTAGAGCGAGGTTCTACACCAATGACCCACGACCTAAGCATACTCTTCCTAGAGTACCGTCGCCTTTATCCCGGGCTGGTCTTTTCGTTCGAAGTCCCGTTCGGCTTTAGGGTCAGCCAAAATCTTGACCTATTTCCTGACGAACGG